GTCATAAAAGAATGCAGCACCTTTTTTACGCATATCTTTATAACTCTTAGGGTTACCACCTTCCATGATACCTGCACCAAGTATAGCATCTGCTCTTGAAACAAACTCACCATCAGCTAGTTGTGCTAACATAGTATCTTCGTCTTTGTCTCCTACACCTGCTCCATCCTCTACATATCCAGAAGCTCTTATATAGTTATTTGTGTCTTGTTCATCGTGGTCAATTTTAGATGGTAAGTAATTTATACCACCTTCGTTAAATTTTCTTACTTCTGCAATTCCACCTTTGCTAAATGTATAAAGAGAATTACCTTGCTGATATGAATAAGGACTCATACCTGACTGACTCATTGCATTTGAATCATCGTATTGATATGTATCTAAAAGATTTGCTAATTGATCATCAGCTTTTTTCTTTGCTTTCTCATAATCTTCAGGTCTTGTACCTTCAGGCATTTCTGTAGGTTCGTCTTCACCTAATAAACTTGTTGCTGCTAAACCAACACCTAGTTTTCCACCTGTACCTAAGCTCATAAATCCAGATCCTTTCATCAAAGCTTCTTTACCACCGCCTGCTGCAATTTCTTCTGCCGACATTGCTTTTACTTGGTCTGTAGTCATAGGGCTTTTTCCAACTAAGCCTGATATACCTTGACCTGCAAGTGTATTACCTAATTGAGATCTTAAAAGAGCTCCTCCTGTACCTTGGCCTGCTATCGTATTACCAATAGAACCAAAAGCTTGTGGTGCAAATGATCCCATAGTTCCTTGACCTACACCTGCCATACCTGCAAATTGTCCAAGACCGCCTGCTATTGCTGCATCTCTTAATGATCTTTTTGTTGATTTACCTCTAAGCTTTTGTATGCCAAAGGTTGCTAATGCTATAGTAAATGGATCCATAATATTTTAACTAGTTATTATGGTATTTTAACTTATATATGAGGTTTCTTCAATATCAGTCGATTTTATAGAATTCGTCCTTAACTTTACCAGTATACTTATACTCTCCAATATGGCTTATTTCTTCGTCACATAGAGCAAAAATCTTACCACCAATAGCTCTCCAAAGTTGGCAGAAATAAAAATCTTCACCCATATAAGTTTTCTTAGACGGACTCCAATATGTATCAAAAAAGTTATAATAGTTTGGTCTATCTATAAGCTCACCATTCATTAGAGTTTTTTGTTTAATAACAAGCTCTTTGTAGTGTTCTTTAAGCTTTTCAAATACAGATTTCTTTATCATCATCATGCCTGTAGGTCCTTTAATAACTTCAATATACCCATCCACAGGTCTAATATCTTTTGTATCTGGTATCTCAATAGGAAACAAATGACCCATAGTATTTATGTCATCATCAGGTCTTGTTTCAAAATCTTTTCTAAACTTAGCATCAGTCTTTTGTTTTATAGGATAAGGTATCAAGGATACGTCATGTGGTGATTTCATTAATCTCATGACAGATCTAGTTGTAAACTCTACATCAGAATCAATGAACAACATATACTCTGCATCAGAATTCATAAAAGCAGAAGCACATAAGTTTCTACCTTGAGTTACGAGAGAAGACTTCATTAATTGAAAAGTAATTTTAATTTTATTTAAAATACATTCTTTTTGTAGATCTAGACAAGCTTTCATATAATGTATCGATACATCAGAATGCACAGGTGTGCATATCATAATATGATTTTTATTTGTTTCGTTTGACATGAATTGCTCCTTTTAAAAAGTTTGCCCAACTATTTGCAATATACTTCCAATCATAAAATCTTCTGTAATACTCTTGTTGAAATTTTAAATGGCTCGATAAATCATTAGATAATATTTTTTTGGTTTGTAAAATACATTCTACTAATTGTGTCGTTAGTTTATCTTTGTTTTGTGTAAACGGTATATATATTGGAAACTCACAACAAGTTTCAGGTAAAGCACCTAGATCTGTAGTAACTAACATCTGACCTGCAGCTAATGACTCCATAGCTGATATACAAAAAGTCTCTTCCCAAATACTAGGAAAACAATTTACATCGTAATCTTTTAGTTTAGTTAATAATGTTTTGTGATCGCAATAACCCATGTAATTAACATTAGGTAAGTTTTTTGCTTTTTCATATAATTTTTCATAACTTTTGTCATTATGATCATGAAATTGTTTACCGTATATAATAGTGCTTGAATAAACATCTAATGTAATATCAGGATCATTTATCTTCTCCATCGCATTTAGAGCTACCTCAAGACCTCTCCAGGGTGTTGAGATATAGCACATTTTAATTTTTTGTTTTGGTGTGAAATCTGTTTTTAATTGCAACTCATCATAATCAATAGCATTTTTAATTACAGTACATTTATCTTCAGGTATCTTAAAAAAATATCTATACTTCTCAAAACTCCAATGAGAATTAAATACATACCAATCATACTTCTCATGGTTTTCCTTGTTTTGAAACCATGGTGCTAGATTAGGCTGATCGTAAGAATTTTTTAGCCAAAGAATATTAGGTTTTAATGGATCTAAAGGTTCTTTCTCTGGTATTGAAGTTGTTATTTGGACTGAAGAAAGCACACCTTCGTCAACGTACTTTTTAAGATATCCGAGTTGTATTTCAGTACCGCCTGCTGGTTGCATTATGATTTGGTTTTACCAAATACTTCAAGAGATGCAACTGTTATTTTCTGATTAATTTGTAAATCATCTGAAGTAGTATCAGTACCGGGATCAGCAACATCAGAATCAAAATGATCTTTGCTATCATATTTTTGTCCTGTTCTTTTGTTTACGACCTCTTCTTCTGCTTTCGCTGGAAAAACTGGTACTTCTTCTCCATTGATAATTACTGTTTTTTGTTTTTCACTCATTATCGTCCTTGTCGGTTATATTTCTTATAACATCTTTTCTTGTGTTTGTTAAGAGTCTTAGTATGGCGACGTGGCCTTTTCCTAGGTTTTGGCCTAGGCACGAAGTGGGTAAATTTAACTCTAGCCATTTTCCTGTGATCTATCTATTAGTGCATATGTTATAGCACCTTGGATTTTATTACTGCCTGTAGCTGCTTGAACTGTAACTGCATCACCAGCCTCTAAATTTAATGTTTGTGGTGTAGCATTTACTTGAGTTTTAGCTGCAACATCATCTCTAAAAAATTCGTACTCAGCACTCGAATCAGAAGAATCTACTAAATTCATGTTTACAAGAATTGCTGAAGAAGCATCATTGTTTGCAACATAGATACTTTTTACAATAATTGTTGCATTTGCTGGACATGTCAGCACTGTCGTTTTTGTTGTGCCTGATTGTTTGTATCCTTGGTTTTTATATTGAATTGTCATGATAAAAAATAATTAAAAGCTTCGCTATCGTTTTTTTGTTCTCTTTGGTAAGATGTATTTAATTGATTCTGTAATGTTTCCAAAGCCAAATTGATTTGTCTAAAAGAATCAGTGCTAAACTCTATTGGCGGTTCAGGTAAAAATACTTGTACTTTAGCCATTATCTTCTTCCATCAGGTTGTATGTCAAATCTAAATTGTCCAAATCTCCAACTTTGATTAACTCCATCATTTTCTACTTTTACTGCTGCAAGCCTAGCTCTTGCTCTTGTGTCTACCTTACTCGTAGATGAGTTAACTGTAAATGGCCCTAAGGGTGAGCTAGCCTGTGTTTGAGATGGAAAATCTCTTAATGTAAGCGTTACTTTTGCATTGCCATTTATGTATTTAAAATCTGGTATAAATCTTCTTATCTTAATAAAGAACTCACCATCACCTTGAGAATCTAAATCAAAATCTCCAGAAAGAATAAATGCAGGAATTGCGTTAATAGTTCCATTCGCTAGAACTTCGTTTCTACCAACTTCATGGTTAAATACCTGTGAGGAACCTTCAGAGACACCTTGAATTACAGGTGTTGTTGGTGCAACATTGTTTGTAAACTCTGTAGCTATTGGATCGTTAAATACTTTTGTATCAGTATATGTTGTTCTTGCTAAGGTGCTAGTGTACCAAGTTTGCTCAGCATAGTTATACGCAACTAATTTATTAACGAAATTTGAATTAGATGCTGCATAAAACCAATAGATTTCAGAGTACAAACTATTTTGTGAAGCATAGCAAAGTTCACTTCCACTAGCAAAATTAAATCCGGGTGCATTATCTTCTGTAGTAAATACAAAATCTTCAACAAGTGATGGTAAAGCTTTTACCGTTCCGTCAAACATAAAGAAACCACCTGAGTTCCCTATCCAATATACTGCACCGTTTGCATATACAATTGCGTGTTGACCGACACATCCACAATTAGAACCAACTTGTCGAATACTAAATGTAAATGGTGGACCTACAAACTGCATTAAGTATGCGGATGTATCTGTAAGAATTAGAGTATAGTCCTTACCTTTTACAGCACCAACAATTTTTGTTCCGCTGTCGATTCGCATCGAACCTGCAGTATTTGTAGAAGTCGCTGTGTAGGTAGTAAGACTCTCTTGGTCTGAAAATCTTATAAACATTTTATCTTGTGTTGCTATATTACCAATTGTAGTTTCTGTCCCTAAATGTATTAGGTGTCTATCTTTGTCAGAAACCAAAGTCATTACAGATTTAGTTGGAGCTCCCGATAATACAACTGCTCTTGTATTAATACCGTTACCGCTATCTGGATCCCATTGTAATGTTACTCCATTCTTTACTGTTGCAATAAGCAACTCACCATAATTATCTAATGACCAAGAACCTGGATCTAAAACTGCAGACGAAGTTGATCTAGGTGTACCCCAAGTTGATCCACCCCATAGTGCAGTTCCCCAACCAAAACCGAAACCTTGTAGTAATGGACCTATTTGAAAATAAGCTTTAAGATCTAATGTTCCGTTGTTTGTAGTGCCTGAACCTGATTCTGCACTAGGCATTAAAATTGTAAAAGTTGTAGATGTTGGAGCTAACTGTACTTCAAATAATACATTATCAAAATCAGATGCAACATATCCTGTTTGTGCTGCATTGAAAGATCCAGCGTTAACAAACGATACGATGTCGCCTGGTTCGAGGTTGTGGGGCGCTGAAGAAGTAATCGTTACAGTTCTTGAACCGCTAGTTGTTGTGATGTTACAACCTGACTGAGCCAAGGCTGTGTTGAAAGGTGTGATGTCATAATAATCATCACCATTGTAAATGTACAAAGCTTTGTTTGTACCGATAGCAAGGTATCTTCTTCCTGCTAAATCTGACCAACTGTGAATATCTCTTCCTGCACCTACTAGTTTAGAGTCTTTAATCTCGTCCCAACCACCAATCTTTTCAGGCATTCCGTATCTAAATCTTACAAAGTCTCCGTCAACCCATTGGTTTTCGGCTCCTGACTCAGAAGCTTGTTTATTGAAACCAGGTGCAAAATTTACTTTAGTTAATGGCATAAGCGTATTTTACACCATTATGTAAGGTTTGTCTAAATGGTTAAAGAACTGATATTGTCCATAAATGTATTATTTATATTAAAATTTATAATACATCGTACAGATTTTGTTGGTTGGTAAGCTGTATGCAGGATAGACCCATCAAAGATAGCAACCCGCCCTTGTTTAGGCATAACTTTTTTAATGACCTTGTTTTTAGAGTTAAAAAATATTGTTTCTCCTTCTGAATCACATACATAATATAAAACTATCGTATAAGGTTTGTCATATTTTGGCATGTCTATATGTGGAGTATCGTACTCCTTATACAAAGCATTTGGAAACTGTAAAAATGAATTAGCTCTCAATACAAGAAGATCTGATCTGTTAAACTTTTTGACAACAGGTAAAATATTTTCAAGATAATTAGAGTTTAAACCTTTTATATAATTAAAAAACTCATGTTGCACTGCAGGTCTATTTTGATCTCCTGCATTTGTTACATCCTGAATGAAGAACCAAGGAAATATTCTTTCTCTACCAATCATTAAATCTTTCAATTCGTTTTGTGTTTGTAATGGTATAAAATTATCTATTACTTTAATGTTCATGATAATTTGAAATCTAAGTTAAGAGTTTGTCTTGTGCCCTTAGTTTGTGGATATGATCCATGCCATAACCATATAGGAAATATAATAAGATCTCCTATTTTTGGTTTGTATGAATAATATTTTATGTATTCATTATTTAGAACGCAATAAAAATTGTTGGCATCTTTGTGTTTCTTCTCATACTTAGGCACGTCTAAATAGACTACAGAGGCTACCTCTAAATTTTTCTTTTCAACACTTATTTTGTTTTTGTAATTATGTTTGTGCAAAGTATGATATGTATGCTCTTCTCCAATTACAGTCCAACCTGAAATATATTGTAAGTTAAAATTATGGTTGAATTTTAAATGTAAAGCTTTTTGTACTTCATCTCTAATGTAGTGAAAATATTTTTGTGATGGTGTAGGTAACCCTGCATTATATTTTATTTGTGAAAAGATATCGTATTGTTTTGATAATCCTCCCGAAGTAGATCGTTCTCCAACATTTACTTCGATTGATTTTTTTGTAAGTTTATTAATTTGTGTCTTCAAACCTTTTACATTTATATTACTTATAATTATCCAATCTGTGCTAAATGTAGAAGAGATTGAAGGATAATGCGTATTTGTCATTTGATTTATTCCTGGTTGTGTAATGGCTTAAAAGACCAGAGAACAATACTAACAAACCCTTTTGAGGTTTGATAACCTGATCTATTTGATCAAAATGTAATTCTTGATCACAATCATCTAAATAGACAACACCTGAAGCAAAGCTTGGTCTGTGATTATGATCTATTGTTCTCTCATCGTAGCATTGTTTTATTCCCCATGCATTGTGTAATTTCCATTTACCTTCATTTGTTTTCTTTTCTATTATGTCTCTTACAGGACGAAAAATTTGTTTGACGAATACCTCATCATCACAGAAAAAATTCCAAGCTGTCATTTTAGATTGAACGTTTGATTGATAATTTCTATTTGATTTGTGTGCAATACCTTCTTCAATTCTATGCTTAAAATATTTAATATCAATTTTTATTTTATCTACAAATAAAAATACAGGTTGTTCAATATAAGTTTTAATCTCTTTTTGCATGTATTTTTGTTAGCACATCAATTAATTTTGGTTTAGTCAATGCAACTTCTTTCCATCTTTTTATTGCTCGTTCTCTTTCTGTTATATCTTTACCATATTTATCTACAAGCCAATCATTAGTTTTTTCTTTCAAATAATTTTCTGCAGCTAATGCAATATCATCTGTTGGAAATCTATACATACCAGTCGCAATACATTGCAGTCCTGTTTCACTATAATAGTTATAATTATTTTTATGTTCAATTAATCTTTCAATATCATAGCTACCCATCTTTTCTTTAGCTATAGATTTGTTTGTAAGATCTCTCCAATATTGAGTATCATCTCTTGCTGACATGTAATAATGCACAGCTACAAATTCTGCAAAACGATCAAAGGTACCTTTACAGCAATGGTTAAACTCATCTCTATCTAATTGATTTACATTAGGTCTTCTTAATGTTCTTGCTAATTCAATAAGAAATTCATGTACAGTAAACAAACCATTACTTTCTAATGGTTCAATGAAACCTGCAGATAATCCTATTGCAACTACATTTTTTACAAAAATCTTTTCATGCATACCTATTCTCATTTTAATATTGTTAGCTTCTATATCTTCTTTACCTAAATGTTTTTTAAATTGTGCCAAAGCATCTTCATCACTTATGTATTTATCCGAATAAACATAACCTGTGCCAATTCTATTCCAACTTGGTATTGTCCAAATCCAGCCGTTCTCTACAGCTTTGCAATTTGTATAAGGCACTAATTGTTTTTCTTTATCTTCGTAAGGTATTCTTGTAGCCCATGCGCTATTGTTTGGTAAAAGGTTTTCATAACTTTTAAAAGGTACTTTTAAATTTTCTCCGAGTAATAATGATTTAAAACCTGTGCAATCAATATATAAATCAGCCTTGTATTTATTGTTTAGAGATACAACACCATTTTCATCTTGTTCTACAGAATCAATATCATCGATTATGTGCTCAACGCCTTCAGGTATACATATTTTTTCTTTAAGCCATTGTCCAAACTTTGTTGCATCAAAATGATAAGCCGTATCGTCGGCAAATGAAAAATTACCAAGTTCTCCATCTTTGTTTATACCTATTCTATTATATTTTACTAATTGCATTTGTGGATATAAAAAGTTTGCATAATTCGAAACCATTGTGTTTCGTTTTAACATTTTTTTAAAATACCAAGTGTTCTTTCCAGACCATAAATTATCTTCGCAAGGTAGTCCAAACGGATAATGAAAACTCTCGTCCTTCCTATAGAAGTCTTCAAACCTTATACTTAGTTTATAACTTCCATCTGTATATGGTAAAAAATCTTTATCTTTAATTTTAAGTAAAGATAACCATTGGTTTATTGTTCCTAATGTGCTCTCTCCTACACCAACTATTTTATGATTTTTAGATTCTATCAATGTAATCTTTTTACTAGGAAACAATTTAATAAGGGTTGCAGCGGTCATCCATCCAGATGAACCACCTCCTACGATAACAATTTTATTAATCTTCATTAGTTTTTCTGTAGAATGCTGGAAAACCTGGTGCAGGTCTGCCATCAAATTTATTAGCTAAACCTCTTTGTGTATTTTCCTGGTAATGTAAAAATACTTGACCACATTTCTCTCCTTTGAACTCTTCTCTCCAATGCTCACAATCAATACCATTATAAACCAACATATCCCCAGGTGCTAAATTAACTTTTACACCTTTACTATCACTCATAATATATTTACCTTCAGGTGATTTATTTCCGTAAGTGCTATCAGGCTCAATGTATATTGGCCATGGATCCCCACCAAGATTGAGTGTAGTTGATATACCACAACTAAATCTGTCTTTGTGTTTAGGTAAGATAGACCCCCTTCTATACAATCTTGTGTAAGAATAATTAGGTATTAGTTGAAGCTTTGTAAGCTTTTCCATTTTACCTTTTAATTTTAGTAATAATGTTTCCATTACAAAATCACCATAACAACAATATGTCTCTGGTATATTCACTTGTTCGTTAGTACCAAAGGTACCTAAATCTGTATTAAATGGTTCAAGGTATTTATCCTTAAATAGATTATCTACAACGTTTGATTTTAGAACAAGATAGTTATAAATAAATTCTGCAAACTCTTTGCTTATTGCTTTCTTAATTACAAAATAATTTTTTTGTTTAAATTGGTTCATTTGAATGGCCATCCTACACTCCACATTACTAGAGAGTATCTTGTTCCATGTGTTACAGGTCTTATCTTGTGTAATAAATCAGCTGGAAACACTACAGCATCTCCTGCGTTTTGCATTTCATAAACAGTTCTTGTAGGTTCTTTTCTATTGCCGAAGTCCACTTCGAACTCTCCACCTTTGTATTCATTGAAATCACTTAATAACACTGACATAGATAATTTTCTAGCCTTACCGTTTAAATAAGGTTTGTCTTGTTTTTCATAAGCACCTACAAAAGCATCTTCATGCCAATCATAATGCATACCTGGTTTATAGATTGTAAATTGTACAGGTTCAGCAGAATCAATTTGAAAATTCCAATTTGCTAATCTGTTTGCATTTTCAATAATTCTGTAAAGTTTAATATTTAACCATTTCTCTTCAAGCCAATCTACATTGCTTTTTCTTATTACAGGATTGACAACCTTACCCCGTTTATTGTCCCCAACTTCAGCATCATGAGATTGCCCTTTTGCTAAACCATATTTAATTATGTTTTGACAAAGATGTTTAGGAAATGCGTTTCTAAAATAGATATATTTGTGCTTTAAGACCATGCAGAACTTTAGCACTTATACTAAAGTTAATCAAACAACAATTAACTGCTTGACCAATTACCTGCTGCAACTAAATCTAAAACTTCAGATAAAGTCCACACTCCAGAAGCTCCAGCAAATCCACCTGGTTCTTTGAATACTGCATATCCACCTTGGCCTGAATAAGATCCTGACCTTACAGGTCCGTGGCTTCCTCCGCCACCGCCTTGGTTGTTACCACCCGCTGCAGTTGAGCCTCCTCCAGGAGTTGGGGGACCTGATCCTCTTCCGCCTGCTCCTCCAGAAGCATAGTGTGTTTGTGATGGTGAATCTGTTGGACTCGCTATATCAAATTGTTTTCCTTGGCCTCCTGTGTTTCTAGGAGAGGCTGTACCGCCTGATCCGCCTCCTCCAGCTCCGGGGTCTCCACCCGATCCGCCTGGATTTCCGTGTCCTGTAAAAGGACCACTTGGACTTTGTTGACCTGGACCTGGAGATCCTGGACCTCCTGCGTGTCCTGCTCCTCCGCCCGATCCTCCAGCGCCGCCTCCAGAGTTTCCTCCGTGTCCCGCACCAAAACCACCGCCAAGTGCAGTGTGTCCATCAAATGTAGATTGTCCTCCAGCTGAACCTGGAAAGTTTTGTGGGCCGCCACCGCCGCCTCCGCCACCGCCTCCAATTGAAACTGGATAAGGTGATCCATTAAGTGGGTGCTCAGGAGAGTGCAATAAGCCTCCCGCTCCGCCTCCACCACCTCGGTTTGGGCCTGCTCCACCGCCACCGCCAATTAATAAAACTTCGGCAGTTGCTGCAGATGGGTTAAAAGTACCTGATGAAGTAAAAGTTGTAATTTGTTCTGCTGATACTTGTGGATCGTTGTTTGGACCAATGACACCACCATTATTAAAATATTGTCTATTTGGCATTATTCATTCTCCCATGTGTTACTTGAAGTATTATACACTTGAACTACTTCAGGTGTAATAATATCTCCTTCTGAATCTATTTGCTTTCTAATCAGTCTCATTGGATCTTCTTCCCAAGTAACTTCGTATTCATTTCCGCTTTCATCAGTTGATAATGATTGGTCGATTAATGGCCATGGTTCTGGTGGACCATAAATCAAATCAGTTCCATCTAACTTCCAAGTGTTTGGAAAAGTATTGACGTTTGCAAACTTGGACATGGCAGGAATATAAAAACCATTTATCCAATGTTTACCTTCTTCTGCTTCGATGTATGAATGTCCATCATTTTGGAAAGATTCAACAAACTCAACTGTAGCGTCATCCTCAAATAAGACACTATTAAGCACTTGTTTACCAGTAATAGAACCTGTGTCCCTTAAAGGTAATGTAGTTTCGTTGTTGTCTATCTTAACAAAGATTTTGGCCATAACGATTACGACCTCCTATTAACTTAATTCTTCGTAATTAATAGTGATCACTAAATCTGAGTTTGCTCCTGCGCCTGCTTCAATGTTATCGCCTTCTTCAAGATAAAGAGAAGTGTTTTTATCGATAACTGTTAAAGTAGAGTCTGCTGGTACAGAAATTGTAGAAGCAATTGCTATTGGTGATCCACCTGACTTTGTAATAAATACAGATGCATCAGCAGCATTTGTTCCATCAATGTTTGCTACTAAGATATTGTTAATTTTAAACACTTTGTTTGAAGATCCTGCATTAGCAAGAATCTCAGTTGTAAGTGTTGTATCCAACGCAGCTTGTTTTGATTTCGCTGTGATCGTTGCTACGTTTACTAGGTTTGGTGCCGCCATGTTTTATACTCCTTTATTATTAATATTAACCAAAAACTAAAGCCATTGCAATGGCTTTACCTGTTGTTGCGACGTCGCCGAAAGATAAATTTCCAGCTCCATCTGTTTTTAAACCATTTCCTGATGAACCATCAGCAGTAGGTAGATTTAAAGTAAAGCTTGATCCGACAGTTGCCGCAGCTCTTAGGCCAACATACTCACCACCTGTAGCGTCTTCAAATCTCACTTCATTTCTGTTTACTAGATTTACTCCAGACGATTTGCTTAAGATATCATTTACATTTGTACCATCAGCAAAAAGAATTTTAGTTCCTTTGTCTGTTGTAGAAAAAGTTGGACCTGTTCCTGATACAGTTTTAAACTGAACCGTGAAAGCTCCTGTTGTTCCATTCTCAACGATGTAAGTTTTTTCAATTGAATCTGGAATAGTTACAATTTGGTTTCCTGTAATAGTACCTGTTAATTTAATAACTGCATTTCTTGCGTTTGAAATCGTTCCATTAGTCATCACTAAGGCAGTAGTTTGAGCTCCACCTGCAATTGATATTGATTCAAATCCAGCAACTGCTTGTTGTACTAGGTTTAAGTTTGCGTTAGTTTTATCTCCCCATGTTCCAGAGTTTTCCCCTGTTACCATTAGTTCGAGTTTTAAATCTGTCGAATAACTTGATGCCATAATTTATATCCTTTATTAAATACTTAATTTTATTTGCCTTACGCTGCCTTGTCAACTACCGTCCATGTTGGACTCGCTCCAGGGTCAACAACAGCCCATGCATTTATCCCCATTATACCAGCTGTTACTGTTCCTGTCACTCCTGTTGGAGTTGCAGTAATACTTATTCCTGCTAAATAATCACCAATAACTATAGGGCCTAATGCTTGACCTGTTACAGAAACCCTTACATTAGTAAACGCATCTTCGTCACCTAATGCTGTTTGTAATAATCCAGCAGTTGTAACAACAACATTTGCGTCTGCTTTAATTGATTCCTGACCAACACTGATTGCAAGAGTTACTGGTGTAACATCTACTTCTACTGATGGGACAGCTACTTCCTCACCACCTTGTGAAATATCAGTTCCTACACCTTGACCCCATTCTCCTACGCCCCAAATTTGTTCACCCCAACGTGAAGCTGATGCAGTTGTAACAGGAACAATTACTAACTCTCCACCAAATGCACTATTTTGAGCAACGGTTGCTTGAGCTCCTGTAAATTCATATATTGAAGCTTGACCTAGAGTTCCTAACGATCCTGTTGCCGATACTCCAGTTGGTGAAGCTGTTGCTGCACCCGTTTGAACTGTATCTGTTCCAACAAATATTGTGATTCCGTCTCCAACTCCCCAGAAACCTTGACCCCAAGATTCAGTGCCCCATTCATCATTAACAGGACTTGTTACTTCAACTACAACTAACTCACCTGCAAAAGCACTTGTTTGTTGTGCAGCAAGAGTTACTCCTGTGATGTTTGGATCTACCGAAGTTCCTGCAACAGCGTTAGTTAATGCAATGGTTCTACCGATACCTGTTACACTAACATTTGCGTCTGCCGTGTTTGATTCATCTCCTAGTGAAACTGATAATTGTCGACCTGTGACACCGACAGTAGGGTTAGCTAAATCTCCCCAATTGTTTGCACCCCAAGTTAATCCACCCCAACCAATATTAATTTCATTTGTAATAGAAACTGAAGCGAGTGTTAAAGTTAACGCTTGGCCTGTTGCTTCAGCATCAGGTTCAGGATCTGCATTACCTTGAGTGATTGTTAAATTTTGACTTGCAGCGACTACAGCTACATCGATCTGAACACCTTCGTTACCAACCGAAGAAGCTATTGAAAGCGCTGTTGGACTTATGTCTGCATCTGCAGTTGTAGTTACACTTTGAACAGCAGATTGAATTAATTGTGAACCTGCAAGAACATCACCAAATATACCCCAACCATTTTCGCCCCAAGCACTTCCGCCCCAACCAGCATTGATTTCACCTGTTACGGATTCGTCTCCTTGAGATATAGTTAATTGGACTCCTGAAGGTTGTCCGAAAGCATCTGTTAGGTTACCCCAAACGTTAAATCCCCACGTTTGTCCACCCCAACCATCAACGTTGAAGGCGTCTTCTGTTCCTATTGATAAAGATATGACGTTGCCACTTGGGGCTACAGAGTTAACATCACTCTGCCATGAGTTCGATCCCCATACATTAGTCCCCCAAGTAGACGCCATTCATAACTCCCTCGATTACGCGATTCTTAAAATAGCTGCTGAGGAAGTAAAGTTTGGAAATTGAATTGTAAAAGTTCCAGAAGTCGCTGTTTTATCTGCTCCGAAGTCCAAAGCACAAACTGCTTTGTTAGCTTCTGTTGAGTTGTAAATAAGCGCTCCTCTAGCAGTTAACGTTACACCTGTAAAAGATAAATCTGCAAAATCTACAATCGCTACTCCACCTGTTGCTAATGAAGTTTGTTGTGATGCTAAAGTTCCACCTTTAGCCGCGTATTGACCTGACGCCGATACTTCACCTGTTGCTGTGTATGCTGCCGTTGCAGCATTGATTGTTGCTGTAGATTTGTATAATGCTAATTTAAAAACGTCACCACCATTTTCTAAGTCGTGAACTCCTTCAAGAATTTCTTTCTTAAAGCTGTTGCAAACTGCTTGTGTTATTGCCATGTTATTTCTCCTTAATTAAATCTTTAATTATTTGGTGAAGGCGAAGGAATTTTGACCCTTGGCACTCCATCCATATACTCGTCTCTACGTCTTCTGCCCATTTGCTCCAACGCAAAACTTTGTATAGCTACATTATACTTGTCTGAATAGATTTTGTACATATCCATCGGGCCTTTTAAGAATTCATAAGCTTGTTGCATAACCGCATAAAATAGTAGGTCAGGCACATTTAAAGATAAGTATGTAGTAGTATTTGTAGATGTAAGAGCATCTGGCGTGTAGATATAGCTCAACTGCACTAGGTATTGTTTATCTGGAGCAGGAGCCATTATCAAAGTTGTTTCTTTCCAATTTGCATAATATTTAGGAAGACCTGTAGCTGATGTGCTGTTGTATTCAAATATGAATGTCGAATCTCTCTTATCTAAAAAATCTTTAGTTGTTGAGTTTGTTGTAGATGTATTATCATAAACCAAGAATGATCTAACGATTATTGATCTTCTAGTCGTAGAGCCTCCAGATGTGCCGGGTGCATTTGGAAGATCGAGGTAAGGTGATCCAGTGTTCAAGTTTGCTGTTGCATACTCTCTTGTGTAATCAGCATCTACTTCTCTAAATATACGAAGCTCAGCATCTCTAATCATGCTTCCAATAATAGAATCTGTTAAAACAGTAGAATCTACCTCTGTATAATCTCTTACCTTTTGTACTAATTCTGCAAACGTCATGATATTGTTATTGTAACACCTCCTGAGCTTACTCGTAACTCTCTTTTCTTATTTTCTTCATTGGCATTTGTAGATGGCTGCATATTATTACTTGTAAATTGACCAGGCCATAATGCAGGATCAAGATCGACTACAACAGGTGCACTTCTCATTGGTCTTGAGTTGTACAAAGCAATAGGATCTGCTCTATGTGGTTTTGGATCTAATTGTGGATGTTTCTTTTCAAATTCTGAAATATGTACTAATGAACCATTCCATTCTTTTACCATTTCTCTATACGGAAATTCTTGTCCTGATCTGTCAGATATTGACTTTGCGAATTTTCCTCTTGCGTATGCCATAATTATCCTTGTGGGTAATAAACATTAGGAGTGATATACACAGAGGTTCTTTGTCCATCTTCTTCTAATGCTCTTTTAAGTTCATCTTCATATAATAGTTTCATTGCCTGTATTCTTTCAGGTGCAATTTTTTGTGCTAGGTAAAAAGCTAATCCAGATACCATACATGGAAAGAATCTAAATGGCATATCAGATGAGTTTGTATAAGCTCCAGCATCTTCAATTCTTGCAAGATAATAATAAAATATATTAGTCACCGCACTCGTATCAGGAGCTAAATATAAACTTATAGTTGGTGTTATTTGTCTATCAACATAATACTGAGAAGGAGTTCCTGCCTGTGTCTTGTTAGGAATCGCAATATACT